GCCGCTTGATGGCCACACACTGATATACCTCGATACTTTCCACAATATCCTCATGGTTGTGATTGGTATCACTCTCCACCAGATCCAGCTCCAAAAAGGTCTCGCCTCCCAATCCGGCAAGCTGTGCATGAATCAGTCCGGGCAGGTCAAACACCTTCAACGCATCTTCCTGCAGCTCGCTTCCATCAGCACTCGAACCTTCCCAGTCTGTCACGATGTGCAGCTTGATCAAAGGTTCTGCCCGGTATTCCACACCGGGAACAATCGCATTCCACTGTATAGGGCAGAATTCCACAAAAACAGCCGGACGCTCCCAGTTCTCTTCCTGCTCGATGAATTCCACGTTGTGATTCCACAGGTCTATGTGCTTTATAAGGTCAATGGCCTTCAGTTCGCTGCAAAGCAGCCGGTAAAGTTCTTTTCTCATCTTCTTATGATATTATATTCAATGGTAAAATACTCTGTTAGGTTCTCTTCTACAATCTCACGGACGGCTTTTTCCACTTCAGGCGATGTGCCGAGGAAACGGCGTCGGGGAATCCTGATGGTGCTTCCTTCTTTCTTTAAAGCCATGAACATCCAAAAATCGGCTTCTGTATCAAGCCGGGCATTTCGTTTGTCTTTTCGCAGTTTTCCGTCCTTCCTTCTCCCGAACGACCCGGTGGCCTCATAATACTTATGCCAGAAGAAACGCTTCATTCGCCCTGTCACCACTATTTCACCACCATCATTATGAATGGCCGCATAGGGAAGAGTAGTAAAGAAGGTAATGCTGTTTACCGTCGTCCGGCTCCCAATACTTTTCCGAAGCGCCCCGGTATCTGTCAGTATGGCTCTGCCTTCATCCCGGATGGGACTTTTCCGTCGCTGCCATTTCTCACTGAAAAAAGCCTGCCGCTCAAAGTTCTTGTCAAACTCATCGCTCATTTCCACCTGAATGTCTTTCAGTATCCGGGCCACTACTTTTTTTACATCTTCATTCATTCCCAGTCAAAGTTAAATTTCAATTGTACCGTATCGTCCGGCAAATCATTTTTAGGGTCTGCGGACGCTTTAAGCATATTGTAGAATGTACGCTCACTAATAGCATACACAGGATATATGTACCGCCGCCATATTTCACGGTTCGGTACACCGTGACTGGCATAATGGTCATATATCCTGTTTACTTCTACTACACGCTTCTGATAACTGACTCCGTGCCGCTTTCCCATATAGGTTTAATCGTTCATAGACGGTTTTACTTTAGGTTTATAGGGACGGATGTCAAGCGTCATTTTTGCGCTTACCGTTACCCGGCCACTTCCTTCACACTGTCTGCAGACTTCCTCAATGGTTTCGCTTCGCTTCTTTCCAAAGATCCGAGAGGGATATTCTACAACTTTCTTTACTTTACCTGTACCGTGGCAAGCACGGCACAGGGCTACTTTCGGAGATTTCTCCACTTCTTGTATCATAGTTCTATTATTTATGATTCTGTCATTCCCAGAGGGATAGGTTTCCACATTCCGTTTTCGTTCTTGATTTCAGCACGGATAAACTGTTTGCTCACTTCCGGCTGGTAGGCTTCCTCAATGATACGCACACCTTCAATGAAACGGTCATCTCCGGTTTCCATGGCCACTTTGCGAAGCTGCACGATGCGTGAAGCCTTCAGGGTTCCCTTGGCATCACGGGCCAACAGACGAAGTACCATGCTCACCAGTGCCTTGGTCTTTTCATCTTTGGCCAGACCTTCTATGTATTCCTTCACAATGGCTATACCGTCTTCCACCGTGTCACGGTAACCGTCGGTCACATACACACCCAGCGTGATTCGTTTGTCGCCTTCACTGTTAGTAAAGGTATGGCTGCGCTGGTCATCCTTCACCTTGGTCTTGAAAAGGTCTGCCTTCATTTCCAGAATGGTTTTGAAGTTGTCCATCACAGTCTGCTTGCTTGCCTTGATCTGCTCACTGATGCCCAGCAGTACCGGAATGGAGTTTGCTATCTCCTCATCCACCATCTGTTTGTACATTTCGCGGTCATTCTTGGCTTTTTCCTCTGCCGCTTTCTTTGCTTTTTCTCTCTGGAAGGCTTCAAATTCCGCCTTCTCCTCTGCCGTCATTACCACGGTCGTTTGTTTCATTTCTTCCATGATTCTTGTTTTTTGGGGTTATTGGTTTTCATAATCCTGCATTTCAGGTTCGTCTTCCATCAGCATAGCCTCTCCGTTGGCGTATGCCCAGTCAGCCAGTTCACTATAAAACTCGGCTGCATCTTGCTTCTCCATATCAGAGGCAAGCAGATTGATTTCCTTTTTCAGATTCTCTAAAATCTTTGTGTTTCTATTTTCCATATCCAATCAGTTTGCCGGAGCATCAGGGTCAATCTGAATGAGTGATACCACGCTCACGGGGTTAATCGTTTGCTTTTCTTTCTTGGGCTTCAAGCCGCCTTTCCGTTGTATGGACCGAAGCTTTACCGCCAGCTCCTCCAGTTCGTCCACCGTAATCTGTCTGAACGCCTTGCCGGATATTCGGGGATTACTGCAGAAGTCATTGATTCGTGCCCAGTCGGATGTATCTATGCCCAGTTTCTGCATCAGGTTCAGACAGAGACTCCGTTTCCGCCGCAGCTCCTCACGTAGTTTCTGCCGCCATTCGTCTTGTCCGCTCAGCTTCTCCAAGGCAGTACAACAAACTTCATACTCCTTGGCCGTCATTTCCTTCAGACTGTCTGTCCGGTTCCACGTGTACTGCAGCACGATTTGTTTTTTGAATTCCTCCCGATCGCCCTGATAAG